TTTCCTTATACTGAAATGGTTACAGAATGGAATGGAGCCAAAGTGCATATTTCTGAATTTGAACCTAAACAACCACAATTAGAACCAAAACCAACCACCACAGATGCACAAGGATTACCGGATTCAAGACCTGCTAGGGTAGAACCTCCTGTTTTAATTTTATTAAATCCAAACCCATTTACGACTATTAAATATTCTGGAAATACTTATGTGAATGTTTATTCACAAGATCATAAATTAACTACTGGAACTACTGTACGATTTAGAGGACCAACTAGTCCAACAGGATTTAGAAATGTTCCTAGCTTTGATGGAGTTACTGATATAAGTAATGCTAATGGGTTTACAATTACAGTTGGAAAAATTGATTCTAGTGGTAATGTAGTAGACACAGCAAATTATTATTATTTTCAAAGTACAGATACTGCTACAGATGGAAATATAAACGGAGGAGGAAGTGGTTGTACAGGTGGACCTGTTAACCTTCAAGCATAATGACATACGCAGAATTAGTACAAAAAATTAGAGATTATTGTGAAGTAGATTCCAATGTATTTACATCTACTATTGTCAATGGATTTATATCTGATGCTGAATTTAGACTTTTACGAGATGTAGATTCTGATAACAATAGAAAATATGCAACAGCAACTTTAATTTCTGGACAAAGATTTATTGATGTACCAACTGGTACTTTAGTTATTCAAGGTGCTCAGATTATAGATGGTGTCAATAGAGAATATATGGAAGTCAGGGATCCTAGCTTCATGTCTGAATATAACTCATCGGGAGCTACGGGAGAGCCTAAATACTATGGAATGTGGGATGAAGATACCATTGTTTTAGCACCTACTCCTGATCAAACTTATACTATTCAGATAAATTATATCTTGAAACCAATAGGATTATCTAGTAGTACTAGTACTACATACTTAAGTGAACGATTCCCAAATGGCTTATTGTATGCATGCCTTATAGAAGCTTTTGCGTATTTAAAGGGACCAAATGATCTCTTGCAATTGTACGAACAAAAGTATAAACAAGCACTAGAAGGCTTCTCAATTGAACAAATGGGAAGACGACGAAGAGATGAATACCAAGAAGGTGTTCCTCGAATTGGTAAACAATAGGAGATAAAACATGGCAATAACACAAGCGATCGCTAACTCTTTTAAAAAAGAACTTTTAGAAGGTGAGCATAATTTTAGTTCGTCTAGTGGTGATGTATTTAAACTAGCTCTATATGTTTCCACTGCAACTTTGAATTCAGCGACAACTTCTTACACTACAAGTGGTGAAGTAGGTGCATCGGGTCAATATTCTGCAGGAGGAGGAACATTAGTAAATGCTGGTACTTCAATCACAACTGGTACAGCAAAAGTAGACTTTAACAATTTATCATTCACAGGAGTTACTCTTACAGCAAGAGGTGCTTTGATTTATAATACTTCAGCGACTGCTACTAACGCAGCTGTTGCAGCATTAGATTTCGGTGGAGATAAAACAGCTACTTCGGGAACATTTACAATTCAGTTTCCAGCGCCAACTAACAGTTCAGCGATTATTAGAATCTCTGGTTAATAGGAGTAATTTCCTATGGCCAATCCTTGGGGTTCCGGACAGTACGGTATTGGTGAATTTGGTACAGGTCTAGAAAATGTAGACGTTACCTTAGGCAGCTTTGCTATGTCTGCATCTGCAGGCAATTTAGGAACTGAAGGAGAAGTTAACACAGGTTGGGGAAGACTCACTTGGAGTGCTCAAGCTTGGGGCATAGCTGGAACTTTAGTTGCAGAAGGTGTTGAAGCAACTGTTGCAATAGGAAGTGCGAGTAGTTCTGTTAGTATTGATGTTATTCCAAATAGTTTATCTTTAAGTACTGATTCAGGAAATGTTACTTTAGATATTGCTGTTGAAGTTTTCCAAGATGGTTTCCCATTAACTATTGCGGAAGGAAATTTAGATGCAGATCCAGATGCAAATATAACTGGAATTCCATTAACTACAAATTTAGGAAGTCCTCTTGCTTACAACTTAGAAGGTTGGGGAAGATATGTATGGGGAGAATATGTCTGGGGTGCGACAGGTATCTGGGCAAATGTAGATATAACAGGAATAGAATTAACATCTACAGCTGGTAATCTTGATATTAATGGAGATGCTAGTTTAACTTTAACAGGAAATTCTTTATCTATTGCTGAAGGAAGTTTAGATGCTAACCCTGATGCAAACCCTGTAGGAATACCATTAACAACAAGTTTAACAGCAGTTTTTGCATTTACTGATGTTGATGTAGATTTAACAGGAATAGAATTAACAGCTAACCTTGGCTCTATTGCAGAAGTAAATGGAACAGCTGTTGTTGATATTAATGATCCTACGGATGCATTCTCATTATTAGCACAAGAAGGATATATAGACGCAAATCCAGACGCTAACCCTGTAGGAGTAGCTATGACAGCTGCTTTAAGTTCAGTGACCACATTAGCAGATGCTAATGTAGATTTAACTGGTTTTGCTATTACATCGTCATTAGGAACAGCTGAATTAACACCTAGCCAAGAAGTAGATCTATCAGGTTTTGCTTTGACTATGGCGTTAAATAGTGTAGATTATGACGCTGATGGATTTGTAGAATTGACTGGAAATTCATTGACAATTTCTGAAGGAAGGGTATATAACCTAATATGGAATGAAGTAGATACCGGCACAGTCGTTCCATGGACAGAAGTTGACACGGCCGCATAAATGATTAATATAATTAAATAAGGAATAAAATTTATGGCATCAAGTTATTCAACAGATTTAAAACTAGAGTTAATGGCCACTGGTGAAAAAGCCGGTGAATGGGGTACGATTACTAATACTAACTTAGTTATTCTTCAACAAGCTATCGGTGGTTATGAATCCATTACATTAAATAATACTACTGGAGCAACTTTAACTTTTACTAATGGTGCATTATCTAATGGAAAAAATGCAACATTAAAATTAACAGGAACATTGGCAGCAGATGTTAACGTTGTCGTTCCAGACGGAATTGAAAAAGTTTATAATGTAGTAGATGGCGTAGATCATGCTGGATATCAAGTTACATTTAAAACTTCTTCAGGAACAGGAATTAAATTAGCAGAAGGAAATAAATATGTTTTATATTCTGATGCAACTAACGTAGAAAAAATTTCAGAACAACAAGTATGGAGAGCAATCACTGCTGCAGAAACAGTTCAAGCTGGTGCAGCTATTTTAGCTAATACTAATGGTGGAGCATTTACTCTAACTCTTCCAGGTTCTCCAGCAACAGGAGATCAAGTTTCTATTATTGATCAAGGATATGATTTTGATGTAAACGCATTGACTATTGGAAGAAACGGATCTAATATAGCAAACAGTGCGGCAGACTTAACTATTAATACACAAGGTGCTGGTTTCACATTAGTTTACTCTGGTGATGCGACAACAGGCTGGACGTATAAGGAGAAATAAAAAATGGCAAACTACGAAGCAACTAGATATGATTTTGATGGAGCAAACCTTACAGGTATTGAAGGTATTCCTACAGGAACAATCACTCCATGGTCTCAATCAACTGCACCAACAGGATTTTTAGAATGCAACGGAGCAGCAGTTAGTCAATCTACTTACGCTGCTTTATTTGCAGTTATAGGAACAACTTACGGTGATCCTGGAGGAGGAAACTTTAATCTTCCAGATTTAACAGATAAAGTTGCAGTTCATAAATCAAATAATAAAAGTTTTGCAACTTCAGGCGGAGCAAACACAGTTACTCCAACTGGAAACGTAGCAGGATCAACAGCTAACGCTACTTTATCAACAGCACAACTAGCTTCACATAGTCACCCTGGAGGAGGAAGTCCAAGACAATTTACTGGAAGCACACAAGGAAGTTTTATTTTAAACCCAGCTGGCACTGGTTCTGCTGGTTCAGGAGGCGGTCACTCACACAATATGTCTGCTAACTTTGCTGGAGATGCTAATTCAGTATTACAACCATATTTAACATTAATTTATATAATTAAAACATAAGGAAAAATAACATGGCAACAAATGCACAATGGACAGTAGTTTTTGATGATAAAGTAATTATTAATCAATCTGTAAAAGATTCTAATAATTATCCCATAGCTTATTTTTTAACTGATTCATCTCATGATTCATTTTGGAATGATCCTAAATGGTCTAATATTTGGGCTATCCAATATAAAGATGATGATCATGATTATAACGATACTGTAGAGCACAGAGACCAAACACCTCATAAAACTTGGACACAGGCTGGATTAGGTGATTTCAAAGCACAATTTGTAACTAAATGGGATGCTGCTCATTTATCTAAGTTACAAACTGATTGGGATGCAGATGTAATTAAAACTTACGACGATCAAGGTAATGTAACTTCCGTTGAAAGTGAAGCAGCTCAAATAGCTAGAAAAGGTGCAAGACCTACTTCTTATTCTTCTTTCTAGACAATTTCTATAAAATTAGTATAACTTTACTATCCTTGTAAAGTATATGAAATTAGAAGAAGCAATTATTGTATTAAATAATTTAACCAATATTAATTTTATTGAGTTAATAAAAAAATATATAGATAAAAAAGCAATTAATAAATTATCTACTAGAGAAGGAGATACAGAACATATTAGAAATGTATTTGGACATTCTCTACAAAATGACAATGTATCGGATAAAATTTTTTTTAAACATATTGATAAAATCATTAGTCAACACTATTCACACTACAAAATTAGATTTCCATATTTAGTAACAAGTAGATTAAAACAAATAGACTTATTAAAATACCAAAAAAATGGTAAATATGATATTCATACAGATCACTTTTTTGGAGGTCAACGCACTCTTACTTTTATTTTAAATTTAAATGAAGATTATGAAGGAGGAGATTTTATTTTTTATAATCAAGACAATAGCGAGATGAAAAGAGTTAAATGCAAAACAGCCACTTGTATTATGTTTCCAAGTAGCTTTCAATATCCCCATAGAATAGAACCTATAACTAAAGGAACTAGATACAGTATAGTAGCATGGCTAATATAAAAGAATTTAAATATAAATTAATAAAAAACTTTTTTTCTAAAGAAGAATTAGTTGTATTACAAAAATATTGTTTAAATAAATTAGATGAAGATTGGACTACAGATACCCAGTCTCCTTTTTCTCCTTCTTGGTACAAAGATGCTTTAATGAATGCTATGTTAGAATTAAAACTTCCTAAAATAGAACAAGAAACTGGTTTAAAATTATTTAAAACATACGCTTTTTGGAGATACTATCAATTTGGATCCATCTTAAACAACCATAAAGATAGACCTTCTTGTGAAATAAGTGCAACTGCATGTATTCACCAAACAGAAGTATGGCCTATCCATATGGAAAATAACTGGATTGAAATGGAAGAAGGAGATGCTGTAATATATTTAGGTTGTGAATTAGAACATGGTAGAAAACCTTTTGAAGGAGATGGCTGTGCTCAAGTATTCTTGCACTATGTTGATCAACATGGTAAGTATGTAAATTTTAAAGAAGATAACAATGGAAACAGATAAAAAAAGAAATATTCAATTAAAAAATCAAATTGGTATTTACGATGGGTATATACCACATAACGAATGTGATAAAGTTATTAAATATTACGAAGAAGAGTCAGCTTTAAATAAATCCTTCGATAGATTACAGACAGAAAATGCTCCCATTACTATTAAAAATGATAAGGCTGTTTCTTTAAACGGATCCAATATAACAGCGTGGCAAGATGATTTTAAAACTCTATTGGTTAATTTTGATATAGCTTTACGACACTATCAAGATACTACAGGTGCTTTACAGGCATATTCAATTAATGAATTTAAATACACTAGTTTAAAAATACAAAAAACATTACCTTCTCAAGGATATCATGTATGGCATTTAGAACATGGTATCGGAAAAGATCATGCTCACAGAGCATTAGTTTTTACTATTTATTTGAATGATGTAGCTGAAGGAGGAGAAACAGAATTTCTTCATCAATCTGTCCGTGCAAAACCAGTAAAAGGAAGATGCGTTATTTGGCCAGCTGGATTTCCTTATGTACACAGAGGAAACCCACCATTACAAGGAGAAAAATATATTATTACTTCTTGGATGATGTTACCTTATTAAAATAATTTATAAAATTTATTTTAGGCTTATATCCAATTTTTTTAAGAAATCTAATATCTGCTTTATTTTGTTTCCTATCATAAAATTTCCTTTTTATTAATTTAGCATTTTTTACTAATTTTTCTAATAGAATAGTTTTACCTGTTCCTACATCTACAGTTTTTTTATTGATATTATGTTTAATTAATAACTTAATACATTGAATAACATCCGATATATGTACAAAATCTCTTTTAGTATCTTTAACTATATATGTAATTTTATTTGAAAATAATTTAGAACAAAACATCTCTGGTCTTTCTTTTTTATTATATACCGTATGAAATCTTAATCCCATGGCATTAGCTGGGGCTATTTTTTCCACTATCCATTTACTGAAAGCATAAGGATTTCTATATGGTTCATACACTGTACTAGAACTAGCGTATAATATTCTACATTTAAAATGTTTAAATATCCTGTAACTAGAAACAACATTATTAAATATAGTTTTAATAGGATGCTTTAAACTATATCTTACTCCAGGAATAGCAGCTAAATGAATTACTAAGTCTACCTTATAATTTAAATTACAATTTAATAAATTAGTTGGTTTATCTATTTTTATTAATTTATGATTAGATAATGCTTTACATAAATGTGATCCAATAAACCCTTTATGACCAGTAATTAAAATTTTCATGCGAATTTTATTCTTCTAAAACCTGTAGTATTTGGATTTATTGTATACTTTTGTCCAGTAATTTTATTAATTTCTTTTGTAAGAAGAACTAATTTATTAAGGTTTTCTACATGAAGAGAAGGATTTGCAAAAGTAAGGTAATTCATAATGGGAATAGAAAATAATGTAGAGCAATTTGTTTTATAGTTTACTTTAGATTTAGTTAAATATACGGAAGGAGGAAAAAATAATTGATCTCTTTTCTTTTGAGTTTTCCATAAACTCCACCATTTATTATTTAATTTTATGGTTTGTTTATTATATTTTCTATAGATAAAAGTAGCCAACATAGAAAAATGTTTTTTAAAATCATAATTTAAATTTTTTAAATATTTAGTTATACTGATAGCTTCTTCATACGTAATACACGGCATTAAAAACCAATCTATTAACTCATCAAAATAATTATCATAATTAGGATGGTGTCCTACCATATAGTCATCGGTTAAATAATTAAAACAATTTTTTGTTAAAACACATTTAGGGTCTATGTACAAACAATCTTCTTTAAAAATAAAATGAGACAATAATTTATATTTTCTTTGTGTGTAAAAATGAGTTTTAATTGTTTTAATTTTTATGTACTTCCACGGTTTGTATTTATGTTTTTCTTCTATATCATAGTCATGAAATAAATAATATCGTACATTAGGATGTATATGTTCTTGTTTTGGAATAGGCATATGATTTCCTGTGATACAGGTATAAACAATCATTTATTTTTTACAAATTTCCTGTATTTCTTTATTTTTTTTCCAATTAGGATTTTGCTCAATATTAGTGATTAAGTTATATCTAACTTCTTTAGATTCATTTTTAGGAACATAATGCAATATTTCTGGAGGAAAAAAATAATAATCTCCAGGAGATGGTGTAATTTTAAGATTTAATTCTGGCAAAATAAGAGGAGTTCCTTTTGTTAAATATAATATAGAATGCCAACAATTATGTTTATGCGGTTCTACATTATCGTTTTCTTTTATTTCATTACCCCAACATTCTTTTATAAAATGTCTTTCATAAAAATATTTAAATAACTCTGGGTTAGATGTTTGATGTCTATTGATACAGTAGTGCAAGAATTTTGTTGCTATAGGATTATTTAAAAAATGTTGAAACGAAGTCATTCCTCCTTTTACATTAGTTGCATAGGACATATCCTTATTAAGGTTGTTTTTTATCTGTATTATTAAATTGTGTATATCCTCAACGTAAGGATATTTACCAAAAATTATAGAAATAGTTCTTTGATAGCTTATTTTTAATGTCTGTTCATTTTTATCTAAGATATTACTTTCTAAAAATTGTATCATTTAATAATTTTTCTTGTTCTTTTGTTTCAACTTTATTACATCCACCAAAAGGATAATTAGTTAGTTCTCCTACTAGTATATTATCTTTATCTATAAAAAAATCAACTCTGATTAATCCTTTTATAGGACTGGATAATTTATGAGCCAATTCTAACATTAAATCAAATTTTTTTGGCCTAGGAACAATGTGTTTAATTTTATCTCTAGTTGAAAATTGTATATCTAATTCATTCCATTTAGAATCAAATGTTTTAGATTGTTGTTTAAATCCATACAATCTTCCCAATCGCTCAAATAAATCTACTTGAATAAATTTAACATCTCCATCTAAACACCAAAATCTATAATCGCATTGATTTGGATTATTTCCTACTATTTCTTCTACAATTACTTTATGCTCTAGATCTTTATAATTTCTCTCTCTACTTAAAGGATAATAATCAAAGCCAAACCATGATTTTATTTCTTCTTTATTTACATAGTCATTAGTTTTAAAAAAATATCTCTGTATATGGGAATTATATTTGCATGCACAAGTATCAGGAAATTTAAAACTATCCACTTCTTCTTTACGTCTAATAAAGCCATAAGTAGGTATTACATATTCTTCTCCTATTTTATTTTTTATATATGTTTTTACAAATTCATTATCTGAAATTAGTTTTCTTATTGGATCGTCTATATCTTTAGTAACTGTTTTAAAAAGTAAATCCCATATTGTTTTGTTTTTTATATTAGGAGGTCTTCCAAAATAATTATAAAATCTTACATAGTGATATGCAAAATCATATTTTCTAAGAGACATTTTTTTATCTTTACATTCATCTATTATTTTATTATACATTGGATAAGAAATAAAAATTTTACTTAACATATAATAAATGTTATTTCAACTATATGAAAAAGAATAAGTATTCTCCGTTTAATGATTTATTTTATAAATATAAAATAAACATTAGTTCACAAGAACTGCAACAAATACAAATTTTTTTAAAAAATTTTAAAGAAAAAAATGAGCAACAAACAACTACTTACAATATAGTAAATATTTTAAATCTGCCTTTGTTAAAAAACCTTAGAAAACAAATTATAACTATATTAAAAAAACATAAACTAATATTAAAAAATAATTGGGCACAGTTATATCGTAAAGGTGATTTTCACAGTAAGCACGTTCACGCAAATACTTGTTACGCAGGAGTTATTTATGTTAATGGAAGTGGAAAAGACGGAACTTTATTTCATCACCCTAATGGTACACTTATCGAATCGTATGGGAAAAGATTTAAAACACAATATTTAGAAACATTTGAGCCAGGTACATTGATTTTATTTCCAGGTTTTATTGAACATGAAGTATTAGAACAAAAAAGCGAAAATGATAGAACTATTATTTCTTTTAATACTATTGAAGCTACTTAATAATTAATTTGTTTTTTTCAGGTAAATATATTCCAAATAAATCGCATCTGGATAATACTTGATAAGCATCAGATAGATTATCTACTAACGGTTCTCCTGCTAAATTAAAAGAGGTATTTAATAAAACAGGCACATTTGTTTTTTTATAAAAAGTGTTTATTAGATTATAAAAATGAACATTATCTTCTTTTTTTAATGTTTGTACTCTGCACGAATTGTCTTTATGAACTATTCCATTGATCAAATCTATTTTATCTTTTTTAATCAAAGTAGCGTAAGACATGTAAGGAGTTTCTTTTTTACCTCTTGTTTCTATCCAATCTTCTGTATGTTCATGTAAAATAGTGCCAGCAGAAGGTCTGAATGATTCTCTTCCTTTGATTTTATTAACTATAATTCTCGCTTCTTTATTTCTTGGATCAAATAAAAAAGATCTGTTCCCTAGTGCTCTTGGCCCTGCTTCTGCTCTTCCTTGAAATATAGCAATTAGCTTACCCTCAATAATGTAATCTGCAATATCTTCCATAGAAACTTGTTTCGTTTTATATTTATCTAATTCAGTATACTCAGGTGAAGATCCTAAATATAAATTTTTATATGGATATAATTTTTCTTTATAACCAAACGCCTCTAACATAGCTACTCCAACTGATGTTCCTCCATCATGGGATATAGGATCTACAAACAAATTAGATTTTATTTTTAATAATTCGTAATTTATTTTACAATTTTGAAATACCCCGCCAGAAACACATATATTAGCTTTTGGATCTGATTTTAGTATATCTTTAATATAATCACTAACAATTAATTCTGAATCTCTTTGAAGTAAAGCTGAGACAAATTCTTTATTATTCTTAAAATCATTTAGAACATATGTAATTTTATGACTAGTAACGTAATGATTATTTTTTTTAATGTGCAAAGTAGGTTTTTTATAATCTATGTTCGGTGCGTAACACGCTAAACCCATGACCGAACCAGCTTCTTGAACTTGTAAAAAAGTTTTAAAAAAAGCAAATAAATTACCTATACTTACAGTATCTAATATAAAAATATTTTTATTTATTATTTTATTTTTATCTCCCAATAACACTTTCCATTTCATTTCAAATTCAGTTCCATTAAAATAATACAAAGAGATAAGTTCAATTCCTTTACCTTGATAATTAATTCCAGAACCATCCATGATTAAACAATAAGAAGTATTAAAACCAGAATTAAATAATGCTGAAGCAGCGTGATATAAATGATGTTGATCTTTGTAAGCAAGATAAGCAAAGGAAATATTATTTAATCTTAGTTTATGTTTAATATCTTGCTCTATGTAATCAACTTTATTTTTATCTTGACTTGAAGAATGACACCAAACAATAGCATCAAAATAACTATTTTTAATTTTTTCATATAAAAAATTAATCCCTGCACAATTTTTAACTCTGCTTAATAGTTGTTCTTCCTGGCAAAATACAACTTTTCCGTTTTCTATAACGGCCATAGATGCATTATGCGATAAATTTAACCCCAAGATTCTCATGTCCAGTCCTATAATCAATTCCTTTTTCTAGATATACTGACATATATTCAGCTAAATCTTACTCTAGCCAGTTGTCCATTACGGTAGTTTTAATCATAAATTTCTGAGGTTGTACTATACTAAAAACCTATATATAATGCAAGAATGCCATTAACTAAAGTAGCATTTAAGCCAGGATTTAATAAACAAGAAACAGCATCAGGAGCCGAAGGGCAATGGATTGATGGTGATTTTGTAAGATTTCGCTATGGGCAACCTGAAAAAATAGGTGGTTGGCAACAATTAGTTTCTACTACATTAGCAGGACCGGCAAGAGCACAGCTTACTTGGACAGCTATTGATGGAAAAAGATACGCTGCTATTGGAACCAATAAACTTCTTGTCATTTATTACGAAGGAGATTTTTATGATATTACTCCCTTAGGAACAGCTTTAACAGGATGTACATTTGATTCTACTACAGGTTCTCCTACCGTAACTGTAAATAAAACAGGACATGGGTTAATAGTTGGAGATTATGTTATATTTACTTCTGTGACTTTACCAGGAGGAGGAGTTACTGGTTATACGGATGCAGATTTTGAAACCAATCCTTTTGAGGTTATAAATAGAACTGCCAATACTTTTACCATTACTATGACTTCTAATGAATCAGGAAGTGGTATGTCTGCAGGAGGAGATGCAACTATGTCTCCATATATATCAATAGGACCTGCATTTGAAACTTATGGATATGGTTTTGGAACAGGTGAATGGAACTCTTCTAACTTTGGTTGGGGAGATGAAACAGATACTGCTGCAACTGTATCACTTAGCCCTGGAAGCTGGTCACTAGATAACTTTGGACAAATTTTAATTGCAACAGTTACTAAAGGTAGAACTTATACTTGGGATCCATCTGCTGCTAATAGATTAGAGACAAGAGCTACCATTATGTCAGGAGCTCCAACGAAAACAGCTCAAACATTAGTATCCGATAGAGATAGACATTTATTCCATTTTGGAACGGAAACTACTGTTGGATCTTCTTCTACTTTTGATCCTATGTTCTTTAGATTTTCTAACCAAGAAGATTATAATACTTATGCTCCTACTGCAACCAATACGGCTGGATTTATTCGACTAGATACGGGAAATAAAATTATAGGTGCCATTCAAGGAAAAGATTATGTATTTGTTTTAACGGATCAAGCGGCTTATGTAATTCAATACGTAGGTGCTCCTTTTACTTTTTCGGTTAGACAAGTAGGAACAAACTGTGGGTGTATTGGTCAACATGCAATGGTATATGCACAAGGAGCTGTATTCTGGATGGGATATGGAGGAGGCTTTTTTATGTTTGATGGTACCGTAAAACAAATTCCTTCGTTAGTAGAAGATTATGTATTTAAGAATGGTGTAACCGGTAATCCAGGTATTAATTATGATGCAGGAGAAATTATTTATGCCGGCCACAATAGTTTATTTAATGAAGTAACTTGGTTTTATCCAAGTCAAACATCTCAACAAATTAATAGATCCGTTACTTTTAATTTTGCAGAAAATACTTGGGTAACTTCATCATTAGCAAGAACTACATACGATGATGCACAAACTTATGATTTACCTTATGCAACTAAATACAATAGAACAGGAACACCTACGTTTCCTACGATTAATGGTGTGACTAATTCTAATGGAGCAAGTACTTATTATGCTCATGAAACCGGAACCAATGAAGTAGATACATTAGGAAATGAAACAGCTATACCGGCTTTTATACGATCAGGGGACTTTGATATATCAGAGCAAGGAATGGCAGGAGATGGCCAACTTATTATGCTCATGAAACCGGAACCAATGAAGTAGATACATTAGGAAATGAAACAGCTATACCGGCTTTTATACGATCAGGGGACTTTGATATATCAGAGCAAGGAATGGCAGGAGATGGTCAACTTATTATGCGAGTACGAAGATTTGTACCAGACTTTCAAAATTTATCTGGTAATGCAAAAGTAACATTATTTATAAGTGACTATCCATCAGAAACACAACGAAGTGCTTCTACGGGACCATTGATTACTGGACCGTTTACGGTTAGTACTTCTACTACAAAAGTAGATACTAGAGTCAGAGGAAGATTAGTAAGTGTTAAAATTGAAAACGATGCTATTGATCAAACATGGCGCTATGGAACTTTACGTTTAGATATTGAAGCAGGAGGAAGAAGATAATGGCAAAGATTACAGCGTATGTACCAGAACCAACTCCAGAATATAGTCCAGACAATCAACGTCAAGTATTACAAGCTTTAGATACTACTAAACAACAATTAAATACTTCGTTTCAAGAAGATATAAAACAAGAGATGCAACGATTTGCATGGTTTATGTCCGGGAGTAAATGCTAATGTCTTGTAATAACGTTAATGTAGAACCTACAGTTATTGGTGGTGGAAATGGATCAAATGCTTATGATGCATTTGGACGATTAAGAGTTTCTAATCCATTTACTATTTTTGATAGTACAAATGTAATG